GAAGAGCTTCTTGGGGGTGTTCACGATTTAGACACACACACGCTAAAATTAGCGTTAATTAAGCCTTCTCCTACAGGTTCATACGGTGCAGCAACAACTAACTACTCAGATGTTACAGGTAACTCTGATGAAGCATCTGGAACAAACTACAGTGCAGGGGGGCAAAACCTAGATTCGGCAGCAATAACGTTGTCGGGAACTACAGCATTTGTAGACTTTGCAGATGAAGTGTTCTCGAATCTGACAATAACGGCTGCAGGAGCTATCATATATAATAGTTCGGCTAGTAATAAAGCTGTAGCTATATTCTCTTTTGGCTCAAATGTCGCATCGACAGCAGGTGACTTTACTGTTATCTTTCCTACAGCAGACGCCTCCAACGCAGTCATACGTATAGCTTAGAGGTAATACAATGGCACTAGTAAATCCAAATAGAGTAAAAGAAACGACTGAAACAACGGGAACAGGAACCTATAGTCTAGAGGGCGCAACAGGAAATTTTCAAGGATTTTCAGCAGTAGGTGATGGTAATACATGCTACTACTGTTGCACTGACGGTACTCAATTCGAAATTGGTATTGGTACTTTTACATCCTCTGGATCTACTCTTGCTAGAACTACAATATTTGAAAGTTCTAATAGTAACAATGCCGTTAACTGGTCTACTGGTGAAAAAGATATTTTTGTCACTATACCTGCTTCTAAAATCTTATTTGAAGATACCAGTAACAATCTAGCTACTGGTGGAACAGTTAATGGTAGAAACTTATCAACAGATGGATCTAAGTTAGATGGTGTTGCTACTGGTGCAGATGTTACTGCTACAGCAATAAATGCTTTATCAACTGAGACAAGCATATCAGGCTCAGACGTTATTCCAGTTATAACAAGTGGTGGTCTTAAAAAGGCAACTATTGCCAATGCTTCATTAGTTGGACCTACTGGACCTACTGGACCCGCAGGCTCGAACGGCTCTAATGGAAGCACTGGACCGACAGGACCAACTGGACCCACAGGACCGACAGGCGCACGAGGACCAACTGGACCAACTGGCGCACGTGGACCGACAGGACCAACAGGACCAACTGGAAATGCAGCGACAAGTAATAACCAAGTAGGTTCATATGCGTTTATGAATAGAACAGGTGGTAATACTTCTTTTGGTTGGGGAAGCACTTATGGCGGCAGTTCATTAAGGGCAACAGGTATTCATCAAAGAAGTAATACTAACGGTATTGGGTGGCTTAGAAGTCAAATAAACTCAGGTTCTGGAACTTGGCGCAGTATGGGGCAAGTAAACAACCTTGATGCCAACTGGACTGTGGCAACAGTAATGGTAAGGATTTCATAAATGAGCATACCAATTACAGAATATAGAAATGCTAAAGTAATAAACGAAGACGGTACTCGGGTTGATGTGGAAATTAACCATCCTGAATATGGATGGATACCGTACACACTTGATACTTCTGATACTGATATGACCATAGATAACAGTGCGCTTTTAACGCTTATTGGCTCCGACAAAGAGGCTTACGTTCCACTTTCAGACGAAGAACTAGCGGCAATCTTAGCGGCAGAACACAGAGAGTTGCGTGACTTTTATTTGGCTGAAATGGATACAATACTTTCAAATCCACTTCGATGGGCTTCTATGACAACCGAGCAACAAAATGCTTGGACAACATACCGACAGGCTTTATTGGATGTGCCAGCGCAATCAGGATTTCCTGATAGTGTAACTTGGCCTGAGAAACCTTCTTTATAATGGATATTAAAGAATTTGATTTACTAGGAACTCGCGCTTTTCAAATAGATAACTTTTACGATAACGCAGGGTTTATAATGGATTTGATTTTGTCTGGTCCACCAAACCAAGTTATAACGGAGCATCCTAAACATGGTGACGAATTTTTTGATTTGCGCCATCATAGAAAAGAGCCAAGACTTAAAAAGTACACTGACCAAATTGTTGAAATATTAGATGACCAAAGTTTTGATGTTTATAAAGAAAATGGCGTTGATATTTTAGACACTAATTTTATGCGTTGGAAAAAATCAGAATGGAACAACTACGAACAAAATTTTTGGTTTCCGCATTTAGATAATGGTTGGGTTTGTATTATTTATTTAAACGAAGCTGAAACAAACGGAACTAATATTTACGAAGATAAATACGGAAGCATTTATAAATATGGTGGTAGAGTGACGCAACAAGATCGTGACCCTTGGAAGCCAAAATCTGATTTTGAAATAGTTGATTATTTGAAGCCAAAGTTTAACAGGGGTTTTTTATTTGATGCTTCAAAAATACCTCATGGGGCGGCTGTAAATGATGAAACATATTTCTTTTCTGAAGCAGAAAAAGATTATGGAAAGCATAGATTAAACCAAGCCTTATTCTTTTTTCCGAGACAAAATCAATGACGCAACCAAGACAAAATTGGCAACTTTTTTCTAAAGCAATGTCGGATGATTTAATAGATGAATTTATTAATCTTGCAGGAAACACAGAAAAAGCGTCAACATTTAACGATGGTGATGAAAAGGTGCGGTCAAGTCGTGTAAGTTGGCTTACTCATCATGGGTGGGTAAAAGATGTTTTGTTTAATTTAGCTGACCACGCAAATCAAAATGCTTTTCATGTAAATTTATACAAAAAGGCAGATATACAATTTACTGAATATCATGCGTCAGAGGGTGGTCATTATGATTGGCATCACGATGTTGATTGGAATAATACAGACGGTTTAGACAGAAAGCTATCTGTTACGGTTCAACTTAGTGACCCAAGCGAATACGAAGGTGGTGACTTTACATTTTCGGAAACAGAAAGCCCAAGTGCCGAAATGTCAAAAGCAAAAGGAACAGTATTGGTTTTTCCTAGCTATTTGCAACACGCAGTAACACCAGTGACAAGAGGTGTTAGAAAGTCTTTAGTAGCTTGGTTTGTTGGACCAAAGTGGCAATAATCAATAAAGGATAAGTGAATGACTAGTCATTCTTCGATTGCAGGAGATCCGATTGGAGCCTATGACGACTCTGGTGTAAGCAAGGTACTTACTGGTGTTGTAGGAACATCTGCAATCAATACACTTAGCCTAGCAGGATTTTCTTTCACTACGCTTTCAAGTGTGTCAGCAACTCCAGCAGCAGGTTCTATCACAGGCTCAGGTCCAGCAAATTTTACTATTAGTTCAGCAACAAGCTCTACAAGTATAGCTGCATTGAATTTTAGTGCTAAAGCAAATATAGCATCTCCTGCAGTTACCGCATCAACTGCAATTAATGCAACTACTGGATCTGGTAAAGCTACTGAATCTCTAACATCTTTAAGTGCTACTGGTTCTGCTTTTGGAGATATTGAAGAATTACAATCACACAGTTATACAGTAACTGTTGCAAACGTAGGTGGAGTTAATAAGTTCCTTATAGATGGTGTAGAGGCTCCTCTATTAACATTTGTAACAGGGCGAACATACGTCTTTGATGTAAGCGACAACACTAACACTGGACACCCACTCAGATTTAAAGATATATCGGGTGCTGCATATACTACAGGACTTGTGGTAAATGGAACAGAGGGGCAAACAGGAGCAAACGTAACTCTTAGTATACCAGAAACAGGATCTCAACCAGCCAGATACTATTGTACAGTACACGGCAATGCTATGGGCAATGAGATACTAACTGTAGCAAGTACTCTTTATTATACTGTAACTGTTGCAAATGTAGGTGGAATTAATGTATTTGTTTTAAATGATATAAACAACCCAACACTACAACTTCTCAAAGGAGTAACATACGTCTTTGATGTAAGTAGTAACACTAACAGTGGACACCCATTAAGGTTTAAAAATGGATCGTCTAGTTTTACTTCGGGAGTTGTAGTAAACGGATCAGCAGGTAATTCAGGGGCATCTGTAACTTTTACTGTGCCTTTTAATGCACCTGCTCAAGGGTTAAGGTATTACTGTACCACACATGGAAATGCTATGGGAAATAGCATAACTACTAGTAGTAATTCAGCATCCTTATTTGTAACTGGTCCAGCAACTTTTACCATGAACAGTGTGTTGGGTACATTTGCTCAAACCCTTCCAACAGTAACTGGACCAGCGACATTCACAATAGGCAGTACAACTGCTTCTGCAATATTAAATTCTACCTCTGCCGAGGGTATAGTTTTTCCTTTTCAAGATTTTGCAGATAATTTTAGTAGACAAAGGACGGTAGTTATACGTCCTATAAATCAACACAGAGTAGTATATATAACTAGTTAAGGATATGACATGGCGTACAAATGGCCTGAAAAAGACCCTGACGAACAGACAGACTTCAGTGTAGACTGGTCTAGGTTTTTGGGCGACAACTCCATAGCATCTGCTTTATTTTCTATAGAGGATGCAAACGGAACCAAAGTGCCAGTAGAAACAGCAACTATCGTAGCAGGGTTACAATTTATAGCAACTACAATTTCTGGAAATGTAGCCACTGCACGTTTTGGTTTAGGCACAGACCATAAAAGATATAATATTAGTTGTCGTATAACTACAACACAAGGCTTAACATTTGAGCGAACTGTGATACTACCTATTAGGAATAGATAAATGGCATATGATTTTCTTGGCTTAGTTAACGATGTTAACAATAGACTAAACGAAGTACAGCTAACTGCTACAAACTTTTCTGCTGCTGTAGGATTTTATGGCCTAGCTAAAGATGCTGTTAACTCATCAGTAAGACACATCAATCAAGAAGAGTTTGAATGGCCTTGGAATCATGTGCAAGAAGAGTTAGTGTTAGCTGCTGGTACTATGAAGTATGCTTATCCACCAGATACCAAAACAATAAACATGAACTCCTTTCGTGTAAAGAGAGATGATAGTTTAGATGTAGGAACAGAAAAACTTAAATCTTTAGTATATGAAGAGTGGTTAGAAAAGTATGCTGACTCTGAGTTCAACACAGCAGCAGACATACGTGGTGTTCCTAGATTTATTGTAAGAAATCCAGGTAGAGAACTTATATGTCATCCTGTTCCTGATAAAGCATATACTATAGTCTATGAGTATTACACACTAGGATATGATTTAGTAAACGCATTAGACGTTCCTCCCATACCAGAGCAGTACAGATTTGCTATAGTAGAGGGTGCAATGTATTACGCTTATCAGTTTAGAAGTGACACACAATCTGCACAACTAGCCCTTCAAAAGTTTGAAGAACAAATAAAATACCTACGTTCTATAAATATAAATAGAACACCATATATAAGAGATACAAGAGTACATTTCTAATGGCAACACAATGGGCTACATTTCCTATGGAGTTCAAAGGTGGGTTAATCTCCAACCTTACTCCTTTACAACAGGGTACTAACGCTGTAGGTTCCGCTACTCTATTACAGAACTTTGAGTCTGATAGAGAAGGAGGCTACAGTAAATTACAAGGCTATAATAAATTTAGTGCCACAGAAATTCCAGGCGGTGACGAAGTTCTTGCCATGAAAGTTATATCTTCTGGCAGAGCTGTAACAGCTAGGAAGATGGATAATGCTACTATAACAGAATATCAAACAGCTACGTCTACAGTGAACGGAGCAGTATCTAGCGCTACAGCAGTTTCTTTGGATAACAACACAGCCACATCTGTAGTAAGTGGTGCTGTTTCTAATAGCACTACAGTTGCCTTAGATAAAATACGTATCTTTACAGGGGTTACAGGTAGTTCTTCTCTTGCTGGTGCAAGTGCTACGTTTGATGTAACAAACACAAACGGTACGTACACAGCAACAATAAACGCAGCAGGTACAGGCTTTAAAGTTAATGAAACAGTAACTGTAGTAGGTGCAAACTTAGGTGGCGCTACTTCAGCAAACAATGCAACAGTAACAGTCACTTCAGTTGGCTCCAGTGTTGCTACGTATACTAACCCAACGCAATCTGCTTATAGTGGTTCTGGTAGTAGTGCTACATTCAATGTAATTAAAACAGGTACTACGTATACCGTAGCTATTACTGCAGCAGGTTCAGGCTATACAGCTAGTGAAACAATTAAAGTAGTTGGTACACAGTTAAATGGTGCTACTACTGCTAATGATGCAACCATAACAATAACTACAGTAGATGGTTCTGGTGGTATAACAGCAGCTACGATAGCAGGTACAGGTTTAGCAGAAGGACCAGTGACAGGCATAAGTATCGCTGGTACTGGTGTAAGCTTTACTGGAACTATTACCAAAGGTATGCTTGTAACTGGTACTGGTATCTCTGGTGATGTAACAGTAAAGACAGTAACAAGTCAGAGTAGTATTATACTAGATACAGCAGTATCTTTAGCAGATGATGTTGTACTTAGTTTTATTACTAACATAAAAGTTGGTATGTTTGTTACAGGAACAGGTATATCTGGTGTTGTAAAAGTAGCAACAGTAACAAATCAGAACAGTATTGCACTTAACTCAGCACAATCAATATCAGATAATACTGTTCTTACTTTTGGTACGTTTCATTCTAGTCAACTAAATAAAACACTTTACTTTCATGGAACTGGCACAACTTGGTCACATGTAGGTACAAGTTCAGCTACCAATACACTAAAGATAAGACACGCATCTTTTAATTTTACACAAGAAGACAAAACTATATTTGTTGATAGTAAAAGTTTTCCAGTAATATTTAATTCTAGTGGTAACACTACAGTAAACCTTACATCGTCAAACAGTTCAGATGTAGAAGGTGCAGAGAATGTATCAGTATTTAAGAACCATGCTTTTTACTCAAAGGGCAGTAAGATATTTTTTACAGCACCTACTACAGTAGATGATTTTGCTACAAGCAATGGCGCTGGTACAATAAACGTAGGCTTTGATGTTACAGGTATGATAGGCTTTCGTGAAAATCTTATAATCTTTACTACGAATACAATAAAAAAACTTACAGGCAACACCTCTGCTGACTTTAAACTAGAACCTATAACAGATAGAATAGGATGTATTAATCCAGACAGCATACAGGAATTTGGTGGTGATGTAGCTTACTTATCTCCTGATGGTATACGTTTATTAAGTGCTACTGATCGTATCGGTGACCTTGCTCTTGACATTGCATCCGATCCCATTTATAAAGACGCTAACGAGTTTATAGCACAAACAGATAAATTTTGCTCTGTACTTGTTAGGGGTAAATCACAATATAGATTATTCTCTTATGTACCCTCCGTATCGTCATCAAATGCATCAGGCTTAATAGCTACTAAGTTTGTTGCTCAAGGTGGAAGTGGCATAGCTTGGTCAACAACCAAAGGTCTAAAAGTAAATGTAGCAGATAGTACATATACAGGTGGAACAGAAACTATAATGTTTGGCAATGATGATGGATTCTGCTACAGGATGGATTCAGGTAACTCTTTTGATGGCAGTCCAATAGAAGCAGTATATGAATCACCTTTTATGCCGATTACAGATCCACAGGTACGTAAGACAATGTATAAGTTAACTTTGTATGCAGTACCTCAAGGAACAATGAATCTAGATTTAAATTTAAAGATAGACTTTAACTCGCAAAGTGATCCAAGTATTATTCAACCAGCTACTATCCCGATTACTTCAACAGGAAGTGCTGTGTCTTTATTTGGTTCTTCTAATGCTAAATACGGTACTAGCACATATGGCGGTGTACTAGATCAAATATATAAAGAAAATGTAATTGGTTCTTTTAAAACAATCTCATTGCGTATTACAGATAACTCAACAAATCCAACCTTCACTCTTGACACAGCCGTTCTTGAGTACAGACAAAACGATAGGCAGTAATTATGGCAGGTTATACAAGACAAGCAACAGCTAATATAGCTACAGGTAGTGTTATTGACGCTGATGATTTTAATAACGAGTACAATCAAATAGAGTCAGCATTTAATGCTAGTACTGGTCACTCCCATGATGGCACAGCAGCAGAGGGCGCAGCTATTGAAAAGATAGGACCATCTCAAGATATAGTTGCTACAGCTTCTGTACTTAGACCTAAAGCAACTAACATTATGGACTTGGGTACAGGCGTATTGCAATATAAAGATGCTTTTTTTGATGGCACAGTAAAAACAGATAACCTTACTGTAGATGAGAATGCTACCATAGCTGGTAACCTTACTGTTAACGGAACTTTAAGCACTGCTGGTGGTGGTATAACTAATACTGCTAGAGCAGCTTTGTCTGCAGGTACTGGCATATCCTATAATAGCAGCACTGGTGTTATTACTTGTACTGTTGATACTCCTGCAGAAGTAGGACTAGCTAATCTTTCTAGCAACGGTAATAACGTAGCAGGTAGCTTTACAGCGACAGGCAACATTACAGCTTTCTCAGATGAAAGACTCAAAGAAAATGTACAGACCATAGAAGGTGCGCTAGACAAGGTGTCACAAATGCGTGGTGTAACCTACAACTACAAGAGCGAACTAAATGACGGTCAGCGTGGCACAGGTGTTATAGCTCAAGAGATGCAGCAAGTTATGCCAGAGGTTGTGGAAGAGGGTGAGTACTTATCTGTAGCATACGGTAATATAGTAGGTGTACTTATAGAAGCTGTAAAAGAATTAAAAGCAGAACTAGATCAGTGTAAATGTAAAAAGTGTGAGTGTGAATAATGCCTCTTCCAAGTAGTGGTGCTATAAGTCTAAACCAAATTCACGTTGAAGCAGGTGGTGCAAACAATTCACTCTGCTCTCTCAATGATTCTGATATACGAGGTATGATTGGTAAAGGTAATAACGCAGTGAACTCTTTTAGTGACTATCGTGGAGTCTCTGCAGCCGCACCTAGTGTTAGTTACAGAGGCCGTACACTTACAACTGGCAACGGATTTCCTGCTGGTTATGTTACTTTAAGCTCTGGAACAAAGATAGTTGTTGTTACTTTGCAAGCTCCTGGGTATGCCAATTCAGCTGTAAGTATAGGTGGTGTTAGTATGACGCAGGCCGCTAACGAAAATGGTCGCTCTCTAGTATATTATTTGGTTACCTCTTTATCTGGTTCGCAATATATTAGTGGTAATGGAGGTAGTGGAAGAGGAGTAAGCCATACTTTTGAGATTACTGGTTACTCTAGTTCCACACCACATTCTACAGCTACGGCTGTAAATGCCAACAACTATTCAGGCTTTAGTAAAACCATATCTTTGTCAACTCAGTTTAATGGCGCAACCATTGGGTCAGGAATTTGCGAAGATACTAATCCTCCAAATAGTGTAACAGTTAGCAACTCTGATACATTACTGCAAGTTGATCTAGAGAGTGCTACTAACCATTATGCATGGGTAGACACAGGTACTACTTTAGGAACTACAAGTTATGTATGTACGCAAAACAATCCCGGAGCTAATGGTAACCCGAATGGTACTATTCACCAAATAGCAGCGGCGCATTGGAAATGACACCAGAAGAACTAGAGGATATGTTAGATCGTGCAGCCAAGCGTGGCGCTACAGCAGCGTTACGTGAGGTAGGACTACATGACGATGATGCTCGTAAAGATATAAGTGAGATGCGTAGCTTACTAGAAGCATGGCGTGATACACGTAAAGGTGTATGGTCAACTATTGTAAAGATGTCAA